GCAAGACCGATGGACGTCGCATTAAATGCGTTGGTGCCGACAACTAACTGACCGGCGGCGAGGGTAAAATTTCTGTCAATGGCATTGGCTAAACTCATGATTTCTTCCTTAAATTACTGCTTCACATGTGAAATGGACCTCGAAACATCCAGCGGATGGCAGGATAGTTGCCCCCGAGTTGTTGTAAATCGTAAAACTCTTCTCATTGATATTTTGTACACCCGCTGAATTAGCGGCTAAATCTGTGCCCGCGCCATTGCTTAAGCGCCCTACCGTTCCGGCATAGGAATACGTTGTCACCGTTGGCGTTTTGTACATCGGCTCATACTCGTAAGAACCAATCAAAAACCCTGCCGGTAAGCCACTGCCTAACAGGCTACTGCCATAGGCTGAGCCAAAGACCACAATGCCGCCGCCGGCGCTTGCTGTACCAGGATAGACATTTAAGCTGTAAGATTTGCGATAATTCTGCTGCACCCGTTTGTATTGATCTACAAAAGGCACCCGCTCATAGGGCGTAGGATTGGTCGATTTCTCCAGCTGGCATAAAGACATATAGAAAATATCTGTGCTGCTAGTTGCAGCATTGCTAGCCGTCCAAGACAGCTCAAAAGATAGCTGGGTCACCGTGCTACCAGTTAAAGAGCTGGCAGCTTTGTATGCTGTTTGCACTGTACTGGGCGTAAAAGTAAGGCTTAAGACCGTTGCTTGATTGGTGAATGGCGTGGTACTGGCAACATTATTAACGTCACTGCTGCCTGTCCCGGTAAATACTTTTAGTGTCACTGGATAGCTAAAGCCTGAGCCGCAAAAGGCTTGCAGCTGGGCAGATAAATAATTGCTGTAAGAGCCGCGGCAATCGTTGAGTGTCACCGTCTGGCCTATCTTGATAACCCCTGAGCCTGAGCTGCGACTGACTTGCATCCAGTAGCTATTCGCCAAAGAGGTCTGCTGACTGACAACTAATGTTGGCCCAGCTGATTGGACGTACCAACCATCCAGGGTATAACGACCGACGGGATTGGCAGCCGTGCCGGTAATGGTGTAGCTCGCCGCCCGTTGGTTAAAAAACATATCTGGATTAACAAGTATGTTTCGGCCAAGCAAGCGTGCGGGGATCAACTGTATCGTATCCGATATAACTGAATCCCCGGCACTGAGCGGTAGCTTTGTATTGTTGCTACTGGTTGTGGTCATTAGGCAATGTTGAAGTTGCCAGTGGACTGCTTGATGGAGAAGCTGGGGCTAGCGCCACCAATAACACAAACAATATTGGCTGAATCACTACCTAATGTACTGACTGCACTACCCCCAGCAGCTGACGCCGTGTCACCAAGAAACACTATGCCCCCAGATGGTGCTTGCAGCGTGAAGGTTGCTTGACCACTTCCGACCACTTCATAGGTGTCACCAACTGCTGGACTGGCTGGCAAAGTGAATACTAGACTGGTGCTACTGGAAGCCACATAGCCATATTTCTTAGCCATAGTGGTGTTGGTGGTGCTAGATACCCAGGTTGTGCCGGGGGTGCCCATTTGAGGCGCTTCGACAAGAATTTGTCCTGGGGTGGAGGTTGCATCAATGACAATGCCGTTTTGTCCGACGAAGCTGACAGCTGTGGGAACACCGGCGGCATTGGCGGTTAATACTTGGCCTTGCGTTAGGTTGAGGGTATCAATTTCTTTAGCGGACTTGGCATACGCTAAGCCGTTGGTGACAAGATTAAGGACGCGATTTGCACTATTGTTAATTGCCATGTTTCAAACTCCCTGTAAAAAAACTAAACGAAATTAATGTTGCCAACCACAGTTGCAATAATAAAATCAGTGTTTGCGATGACGCAGACCACCTCAATGCAGTCTTGATTCGTAGTGGAGGTGACTGAGCCTGCCTGTCCTCTTGTCGTATAAGTACCGAGCAAACTGACTGTTTGACCGGAATTTTGTACCAGCGACCATCCTAAGCCATTGTAACCTAAAACGCGGAAGCTATCGCCAACTTGCGTCGTCGTTGGCAAGGTAAATTGATTAACACCATTAACGTTGGTGTAAGAGATGATAGTCGAGTTTGGTTGTGCTACCTGGTTGGTATTTGCAGGCGTGGGATTAGGCGTTGTGGTCACCGGCGCAATTTTTATGGGCTGGAAATTGAAGAAATAACCTTGTGTCTTATCGACCGCTTCCATTAAACATACTGAGTAGTTGCCGGTGGTGACCGGCTGTGTGCCCGTCATAGCGCCGGGAATAACATCAGAGAGGTATAACAGGCCGCTGGCTGGCAGGTTTAAGCCGTTGATATAGCCGTTTTGCAGCAGCGTGAAGGTGTTAACGCTATCAACACTGGCGACAATACCAATGGTGCTGGTGGTGGCAAAAGCGTTGGCACAAGCGAGCTCATAGGATTGGTCGGCATTATTGAAGAAAAGCACTTGCCCGACGGTAAATCCATGGTTGGCTTGCACCACTGAGTTAGTGACATTGTGGCCACCGCCCACAGTGGAGTCAGGGTTAATTTTGCCGCGATAGTTGACGATAAAACCACTGGTCGCTGATTGGGCGACCAAGACAGGCTTACTTACCGTTTGTGGCGTTGCTGGAGAGGTGAGCGATAACTGACCCGCCACTTTATCGCTCAGAAAGTAGACAGAGCCTGCATTAAGTCCTGACAGTCCGCTGATTTGGCCAGTAGTCGTAAGTATGTATCGGTCCCGATTGATGACCTTGCTTACTAAACCTACCACTTCAGCGGTTACTTCATTATTGGCCAAACCTGGTTGCAGAGTATTGCCGACCATAGCCATGACTGTGCCGACTGCAAGATTATGGTTGATTTGCGTGATGGGTACGTTGATAGCGCCGCCAGTGGCATCAAGAAGCAAGTCACGTATGTAAGCGGCTTCAACACCACGACCGTCAGCGGTGAATTTTAGGACTTTGTTGGCGCCTACGCCTTGGATTTCGGTGTTTTGTACTTCGCGGTTGAGGTAAGACACGCGGAGATTACGGGAGTCTTTACGTGCGCGGTCGATGTCAATGCAGGCGGCTTTATCGAAGGCGGATTCGGTCGCACGGGCACTGAAGGGGCCTTGTTCGCGGTAGCGGGTGGACTGAGTAAGTGGTGTCTCGCGGACGATGACAAGCAAATCACCGTAAGCTAGCGGCTGGGTCAATGTCAGTTCGCCCCCTGCGCTGTCACCTGCCCCCGAGAGATTGTAATCATAGCCTAAATCTAAGTCTGTCGGCTGGCCGCTGCTGCTTAAGCGCGTTGCTTTAATGTATAGGTTGTCTTGAAACGGAAAGGGTATAGCGAAGGGGCCATTTTGGCCGTTGCCTGCATAGTCGACTCTAGATTGTCCTGTCTCAACGGTCATAATAAATTCCCTTTAATATTTGATCGATTTGCCTTGGCCTGACGAGCCGCCCTCATCAGCACCGAGTTCGCGTGCTAGCTCCCGCGAGCCTTCTTGAAACAAATACCGAATGTACATTGTATTATTGAAAGGTATCATCCGTCTTGCTTGATCTACGGCTTTGACAGATAAACCATTATTGCCCAATTCGCCTAGCAAATTTATAGCATCAGAGGCCGTACCGTAGGTCGGCCCTAGCAAAGCGCCAATCGGATCGCGCGAGCTATATCGACTGACGCCTTTGAAGTTATCGTCATAAAATTCTTTGGTGCCAGGTAAGATTTGATCTATAGCCAAGGCTGCCACCGGCAAAGCTTTAGTTTTGTGTAAAGTCTGCATGAGCTCAAGCGGCAACCCTAAGATACCGCTGTTGTAGACAGCTTCTTGTGCAAGATTGTTGATGCTCATATCTGGCATCTCGCCATAGCTTATCTTGCGTACCATATAGCCAACGGCACCTACGAAGAGGATAGCGGCCACACCTTGTAGTACGTAAGCATCGCGACGCTGCAATGAGTTGAGCGTCAACTTATTATAAAAGGCGAAAAATATGCTTTTGAACTGACCAAAAAGTTTGCCTGTTTCTCGATGCATGAATCTTGGCAGATCGCCTTTACCCACGCGCACAGCTGTCGAATTTGTTTCGTTTAGCACCGCAGCTCCGAGGAGTGTCCTGGCGTCAGCTGTCCAGTTTTCTAAATTAGGCACCCAGACATCATCCATTTTGCTTCGATGTTTGTGATACTGCGATATAATCTTTGCGTAATCTTTTATGCCAATACCGAGAGTCGCGAGTCGTTCTACCTCGTTGACTGCGATGCGTGGATCATTGGGGCTACCACCCGCTGCGTGATAAGCATCCAGGGTGTTTAGGGTGTGATTCATAGACATAACCCCTGCTGTGCGTCGGGTTAAATCTGTGAATTGATTGATGACGAATACATGGCCTGCGACGCTTGAGAGAGTATCTAAAGTGCGTGCTGTTCTAGATGCCGTGCTGAATGGATCGTCTAAGCTTGCAAGCTCCATATAAAGCTCACTAGCAATCGATTCCATGCCGATGCCAAAAATGCGTAGCTCGTCCTTTAATGCTTTGTCTATCTTCACTAAAGCGTTGTTCTTGGTAAAGATAGATAACAAAGGCGTTAAGCCTGGTTGTACCCAAGCTTTTATGCCATGTGCGATGATAGGCTGTACAAGGTCCGGTAGTGCTGATATGACAACACCGCCATTCTTTGTGATGTAGTTGAAAACGCGCATGTTACGGGAAATGGCTGCAAAATCATTTAAACGAGAATTTAGATCATAAGTGCCGACTAAGATATCGAAAGAATCTTGAATGAGCTGCGCGTCATAAGTATAGCGATCTTTCAAGCGTTTAAGCTCTTGCTTATCTGTAAGCCCTTGACGTCTGTGTCTGTATTCACCATGCAGTTTTTCCAGCAAACCTTCGACATTCTCGAAGCCCTGCCGGTTGAAAAAATTTTTGAGCTCGACAAGCTTGCTCAGAGATCTATGATACGTAGATAAGATTCTATCCAGGTCGTTGACTAAAAACAGTTCTTGATCTATATCTAGGGTTGGATTTACCCTTTGCTTTGTGGGGCTTGCGCCTAGGTTAACGCCTAAATCAGCAGCTTGTTGCTGGACAACTTGTTTCGCGTTGAGCTGTAGGATGTTGTCGGTCATGCTTTGCGCAATCATATTCAGCTCGGTTTCCGATAAAATGCGCTCTAAATGTTTGTCGGCCTCAGCGGTATAAGCTGCTGCCAGTTTAGGATCATTCATGGCTTTGGCCTGTTCCGCCGCTTTCACGAACTCCATGCCTTCATCCGTGTAGATTTTCTCACCTTTCTGCAAGCGTTCATTTCTATCTCTAAACGTTTTACGTTGTATCTCCTCGAAATCATCACGATATTGCACAATCATTTCTTTGTTATATGCGCGCAGAATATAACTGGCAGCAGTTTTCGTAGAGACGTCGGGTGAGAAAACGCGTAGTTTGATCAATTCTTTCTTCAAAGGCTCTATCAATTCTTTGCGTATGAGTTGCGCTGCTTTTTGCACTTGCGGATAGCGCGAGACATCATCACGGCGTAGAGATTTCATGACCTCAAAGTCGAAGGTTTTCTTATCGAGATGATGTAAATCACCTTCTTTTTTTGCTTGCCTCGTTTTAAGCAAGGATTTACTGGCTTTGAACTTACCTTGTATGCCTTCTGACTCGTAGTAGATGTCATGTATTTTTTCACGCACTTGGTTCAAGTTGGCGTGCCGAAGATTCATCAAGCTTTCAAGTGCAGGCCCGCGCGTTTTGCCCGAGGCATGTTCATTAGCAATTAAGTTATTCTCGAATAGATCGCGTATAACTTCTCTCGTGGTTGTATAGTCGCTTTGCAAGCCGTCGGTCAGGATAGAAGTGTTCTGACCCATGACTTTGGTGAGCTTGCCGACGTGATCTCCTAAATGAGCAATTCCCTGAGCATCTCGAGCTTTATCTATGGCAGTTGTATCAAGTTTGTAGCGATACCTGTAAGCGTTATGGTCCGTGCCTTGGTTTGGAATGTCTGCAATAGGTTCAAGGCCGTTCATAGGTGCACCCCCTCCGCCTGGCGTTGGCTTGTCAGGCGAAGGTACATAGCCTGGCGCGCTGGCATTGCCGCTTTGCGCTGGATGTATGCTACCGTCCGGCCCTTCCAGCAATAAGGGGGGCTGTATGTCTTTGACGAAATCTTTGACTGATTCTTGCGCTCTCTTCAACCGGTATTGCGCCACCCCGGCACCCAAGCCGCCAAGCACTGTTCCGATAATGGCGCTCGCTTTAACATTAGCAACCGAGTCCTCAAAGCTTCTGAAGCGCTGAGAATCATGCAGAAGCTTTTCTTTGACTGTAGTAATGCCGGCCGCTTCTAGCCCTGAAGCTGCGGCAGTGAGTCCTACGGCTGCGGCCGGGCCGAGGGGTGCAGCAGCACTGTACACGGCGGTCGAGCCTGCTACTTGAAATAATGACGTAGGGCTAAGTAGACCGCCAAAAATCCAATTGTTTACTTTGCCGCCCCAGTCAAGGTTGCTCAAGACTTCTTTGTTGTGCAATTCGCGCGTAATATCGGCTTTTGTAAGCTCAACTTCCTCAGGCGTGTTGTCGTGTATAAATTCTTTATAATATTCTTCGAATCCCTCTATGTCTGGCTCGAAGTTAACATCAATCTCACGACCTAGCTGGTTCTTCAGTTTAGACAAGCGTGATGGAAAGCCTGCTATATAGGAGCCCACCTCATTAGTATCTTGCAGAGAAGCTTTTGTTACATCCCAGTCAAAGAAGCCACGTGCTGGCCCCTTGCTCGACTCAGGTAAAGGCGCGAGCTCTGGTCTTTTATTGAGTTCATGCTCATTGATTGCCATCGTCTAAAGCCTCCGTGATAGGCACAGTCTTTTGACGCGCGGCTTCTCTACGTAATGCTTTTAACTGCTCTTGAGCTTGTTTCTTCTCAGGTGCTTTCAGTCCTGGTGGCGGTTTGATGGCGGTAGATGTAAGCTCACCAAAAGATTTAGGCACGTAACGCCATGGCATGCCAGTTGTTGGATCTACGACAAACTCTTTCAACCCGCTTCTATTCCAGTACCACGCGGAGTAGCTGGGCCGACCGTCAATGCCAAGAGGCGTTAGATTGTCTTCAGAAAACTGCACCTCGAAGATATTATCGCCTACCTTGATGCGAGGCAGCTCGCCTTTAGTCAAATCTTTTGACAGCATATTAGGGTTGTCATATTTGATGACGTTGACCCCTGGGACACGGCTATATTTTTGGTAGCTACTGTCGCCTTGGCTTGCTTGTATCAAAGCATCGACGGCGGCATGTGATGAATTGGCGATGGCTGCAGGTGGCGTATCCGGATCGAAATTTTCTTGCGGCCATTTACGAAATTGTTGCTTTCCGCCCATGACCGACTCGCCATAGTTTCGGCCAAACTCTTGTTTAAGCTGAAACTTGAGCATATCTGGATTAACAATGCCCAGTTTATGCAAATCTTTGGCAGCCCGTCGGATCGCTGTGATATCACCCAAAGGTATTTTGCTAGGATCGTTACGCCAGCCAAACCATTTTTTCGCGCCGATAATATCGGCCACGGTCGCCCGCAAATTATTGCGATTCTTGTCTATCCTATCGTCTTGTGTCCAAGCTCTGAGTTGCTCAAATTCCGCATCCAATTGCTTACGTTCATCAGCAGTTTTAGGATCGTTCAAACTCCGCGCAATGGTCAAAGCTTGTGCTGCTGGCATGTGCTGTTCGAGCTTGTAAAAGTTGGCAGCACGTGCAACAGCTTTAGCTTGGTTTGAAAGATCGTTTACGGCTGCCGATTGTGTATTATCTAACACATCAAAAGCGTCTAACCAGCCTTCTGCATCTTTAAGCTCCCCATGATTGATGGCAAAATCGAACTCCGCGTTGTAGCTTGGATTGCCGGCATTCATATTTTTAACAATGGCTGTTTTGTTCTCAATTGAATAGTCATTGCTGTGTGCCAATTCATCGCGATAATAATTAGCAAGCTCGGTATCAGTATTGTCGACTTGTAGCGGGAGACCCAATTTAATTTTTTCATCAATCTGCGCATTGGTATTTCGACGCTGCACAACTGCTTTATCTTTCTTTTCAATCTGGCCCATGCGCTTATAGAAATCCACTACCGTAATTTGATTGCTCTTTAAAGCTTGTTGCAAGCCTGCTTGCAATTCAGATGCGGGGGCTTTATCTGCGGCAATGAGATATTCAAAACGTGCGTTCGTTTCTTTATAATTGTTGGTGACGCGTTCACGGCTGGCATGCAAAAGCTTCTGCTTTTCGTTTGGGGCCAACTCTGCGTCATAGCGACCCCGCTCCAGCTCCGCATGCACCGCGCCTGGCTCAGTGCGCGCCCGTGCCGCAAGCTGTCGAAAGCGTAAATCTTCCTGAAACTCTTGTGCAAAGTTTTCTTTTTGTGCGATGCTTAACGCATCATTATCTTGTATCGCATTCAATCCTTGCTTCAGGGCGCTGTTGTAAAGGCCTGGATTAGTGTCAACAGTGTTGTATAAAGTGTTCTGTGTTTTCTTAAGCAGATTTTGTATATGGGCAACTTTAGCGTTCTTTTCTAGGATGTCAGCGCCGATGAGATTTTTTGTGTACGCCTCTTGGAATCTGCTGTTCAAAGCTTGACGAGCATATTTGTTTGGGGCCGCATTCAGATAATTGCCGTAGATTTCTTTTGCTCGCCTCTCTAGTTCTGACTTGTATTGCGGGTTAGCACCATCAATATTCTTAGCGAGCTCAGTCTCTAAATTATGAATATCAAGTCGCGCACCAGCATCAGCAAAATCGGCGTAACCCTTACCTTCAGCTTTAGCCATACGGTCGCCTTCAACTTTCAGTTGATGACCGAAATGTTGAGTAGCTGTTGCAGGCGCGGTTAGAGCATCTGGCTGCCGCTGTGGGTGGGGCAGTGCCTGATTGGGGCTTTGTGTGATTCCTTCACCGCGAGTAATTGGCATCAATCAATCCTTAATCACTGCTGGCCCGGCCAGTTTGCAATCCATTGCCAAAAAACGGTGTGGTGGTCATGCCATCCATACCCGATAAACCGGTAAGTAAGCTTGTCCCGGCATTCAAGACACCCGCTTTCATGGCCGCTTTGCCCTGGCGGCGATTGTTATAAGCTTCGCTTTGATAGGCACCTACGGCTTGATTGCCATTATACCGCATCAACTGCTGATTGATGCTGGCATCCCGCGCAGTCTCTTCCATTACTAACAGCGGAGAGCCTGAGATATCAATGCCACTTTTGGCTATCTGCGCTCGTTGCAAGCCCAATAGCCTGTCAGTACGGCTGATATCTTGCTGTATGGCAAAGTCGGTCGCCTGCTCAGCTTGACGCGCGTTGACCAAATTTAGATCACGATTGTAGTTGCTGGCCTGCTGCTGCGAATGGCCTTTAGCCAGCGCACCCTGTGCCGCTAATGCCCCGCCTGCAATCATCATTAGTTCTGCCATTTCTTTAGCCTCGCATAACGGATATGTGACCGCTGCACATTGTCGAAGTCTTCCATAACACCTTCAGCCCGAAAGCCCAGCATTTTGACGAAGCGATGTCCTTGCTCAAAATCACACAGCACACTGGTTTGTATACGGTGCTCAAGACTGGCATCTAGTATTTGCATGATGTTGCGACAGACACTCAGCGAACCACGACTTAAATTCGGGCTGACCAGCATCCATGCTTCACTTACACCAGCCCATAATGGCACTAAGCCCCAACAAGCAATGCAAGCGCCCTTGTAAAAAGCGCTTATCTTTACTGTGCTGGCGTTCTCAAGCAGACGACCATAATCACTTGTCAGTACGCCTAAAGCTTGTCCCTGTTCTGGCCTCACATCCAATAATTTTAAGTGTGAAAAACTGAAAGTCTTGAGCTTAATTGTCACTGACCACGACCTTGCAATTGAGACTTAAAACTGTACAAGGGCCAGTCCCCGTGCTGCCAAAGCGGACTCGACGGACACGCCCCCAGCCGCCCTGACTTCTGGCTGGTACCACACCGGTGTATAAATTTGGCGCTTCGCCTAATAATACTTGCGGCGTCCTGAAATAGACGGGCGTCGTCATGGCTGAGCCAGTATTAGCTTGATAGTAAAAGTCATCGGTTTCAAACAGATTAAAATCTATCTCACTGATGCGACCCAACTGACCGCTGCTGCTGCCCAGCTGACTGCCGGCCTCATAATCTAAAGTCTCAGCAAAAGATTCATATTTCATGCCAACATGGATGCAAAAAGCGGGGTACTCGATATCAATCATCCCGCCGGTCACGACAAAATCTCCGCGCTCAGCGCCATCGCCGCGCACCGTAACGGTCAAGCCCTCTAAGTGGTCTAAGCCCGTCACCACGCGGATAGCAATGGCGTAATTGCTAAAACTTTGCTTCAAGCGCATATCCAGTGCGGCTTTGGTGAGGCCTAAGGGGGGATCTATAATCTGCCCGACCATATGCGTTGCGTTGACATAACCCGTGAGCCCCACGCGGCCTAGGGTAGGTCTGTTGTTGCTATCCAACAGCACAATCTCAGCCCCGACATGCTCACTATTAAATACATTGGCATTAGCCGTAATCTGGTAGTAACCGGGAGAAGCATCGACAGGCATAATAGTTATTTGGCTGTCTTTCATACCATTATAACTTAGGCCAGAATCTAGAAAGTGGGCTTGATAAGGGTCGGAGCGAAGGAAGAACTGGCTCATGCGCTCGATGGTTCGCACCACGGCACCGTTGATTGTGCGGGTGATGGTTGCCCAGAGCTCTTCGATCGTGCCGTTTTGGATGCAATTGATACTTTGTACAACTGCATCCCCGCCGATAGGATGCTCAGCAAAAGCGCAAACGCCCTGGTCTTTCAGATAAGTCATGGAGAGCAGCACCCCGTCATCGCGCACCATCCATACGATCTCATAAGGTAGCCGCATGGGCGTCAATTGCGATACACCAGAGCCGGTAATGTCTTCAGCCAGCAGACTGAGCTCGGGTGCATCAAATCCATCAATATCTATGCTGTAAGAGAGTTCGCGAATCTTTTGCCGACCGTATTGCAGAAAGATACTAGCCTTACCCATTTGTACCGGGGGCGTGCTATCGACGCCATAGGCTATTTCTTTTACCGCCCTGATGTTGTCGGGGGTGAGCGGCACATCGCGAAAGTTAGACGAACTTACCGCCCAAATGCCGGAATTAGTGCCGAGTATCAAAACTTTGTTGGCGAATATCCACTGAATGGCATCGTATTCCCGACTGAGCAAAGTTATCTGCAGGGCGCTATCCGACGCGGTGCCGGGGGTGAAGTCGTAGTAATTACCAGTTGTGGATAAGTTTACAGTATTGGCTTGCGTGTTAAGCGTACTGAGGGCTAAGCGGTCTTCGTAGAAGAAGCCTGAGTTAGGCTCATCCACTTGTGGACCATAGGAGCCAAGCGCAAAGTTACTGGTTGCCGTCGTAGGGACAGTTTGATTGACCATTGCTGTCACACTGGTCGGGCTTGCAAAGCTTGTGATGGTGGCATTGCCATTCACTCCGCCTGCGTTAAGTGCAACTAGGCGACCGACATCAGTTGCTGCGAATATTGAGCTGGCGGCGGTAATGGTCACGCTGCCTGTAGAGGCACTTGCCGTCAGCGTATTGTCAGTAATGTTGAACGGCAGGTATGGCCCATTAGTGGTAATGAGCGGTGTCACGGTCCAATTGGTGTCGCTGTAACGAGAGAGCTTTTGCGGAACCTGCCCGGCACTGAACAGAAACAGGATATCGTTACTTTGAATGGTTTGCAGGGCTGCTATCTGCGCATCGGTAGTGAAAGGCAAACTGAGCTCATAGGGTGCGCCATTGAGCTGCACAGGTTGGCCATTCATAAAGAAACGGGCATATCCGGCACCCACTTCGATGATGTAACTCTGCGTGGTGGAGAACTGGAAGCTGAGCAGACGGACGACACCGGTAGGATTCTTAGTTAAAGCTAGCTTATAGAAGCCGGGTCTGCGCTCGATAGCACCATAAGGCTTGCTTATGAAGTTGGTTTCTTCTTTGAGAGCATTGCGAAACTTGTCAAAGTTTTTAGCCTGGCTCAGTAGGGGGGTGAACTTGCCACTGGTGAAACTGTTCTGAAAATAATTCTGTCGAGCCACTAGTAAATCGACCTGATGTTCGGGCCCCATCCGGAGTAGCGACTGGCGAACAATGCTTTATTGCTGACGACGAATGGCAGGGTGCGTTCTTGGCCGTTGATGCGTTTGGCAGTTTGCAATGCATCTTGATATTTGGCTAGCTGCTCTGCGGCTCTGTTGCTGCTACCGGTGATGGCGTAGGCGGCTTTGTGTGAGATTAGGAGCGATAAGCAGTCGACAAAATGACTATCAAAGAGATTAGCATTATCAACAGACCGTACATACTGTATCTCGCAATGATGCGTATGTGCGAGTAAATCTCTTCCTTCGATGTCGTAATGGATTTCATGGGGGTGCAGCACCTTGAGCAAGCGGATGAAATCTATCGGCAAAGCAAATCTTGAGGGGCTAGGATGGTCGCCCTCAAGCACGTAGAATCTGGGACCGATAAGGTCGGAACGCAGGCCGTAACCGCGTTGCGTGTGACAATCGAACTCCGACACATGACGCTGGAGGTGTGCGCGATGGATGGCAAACTTCCAGGTGTGTTCACGGAGCAGGCGGCTGAGCATAGGCTGATAAAAAGCCTGTACGTTCGCCGCCTCGACCGATATGTCATTTGGGTTTGATATCGGGGCAGCCCCAAGCTCGATGAGTGCTAAATTGCAAATATCAGTAGCAGAGATGCCCATAGCAATCCTTACAAGTTCACAACGTCAATTAAGAAGGCAACTTGATCTGGGCTCACGGTCATCGTGCCATTTGTGATAGTCAACGCAATGATCATGGTGCCGCCTGGGTCGCTACTTAAACCTGCGTCTTCCCACACCCATTGGTTGCAAGCACCGGGTAGGCGATTGAGATAGGCAAGTTCAACAGGTTGCAAATGGGCCGCATCGACATCAGCATCACCGCTAGCATAAGCAGTTGCATTGGCAACTGAGCCTTCAGCTGGCAAGGGTGAAATTAAATCTCCTGACACCACGCCATAGAGCAAACCCACATTGAAGCTGACGCCGGCGATACCGTTAGCATCAAGCAACTTGATGGAGCGCACTTTGTCGCAAGATTTAACGGTAATCAAACGCACCACATCACCGCTATTGTAGGTAACGTTTGCAGGGGTGACACCCGTGGGGTATGAGCCTGATGCATTAAGCGTAATGTTGAATGAGCGGACAGCACCGTACTTTTCAGAAGGATGCTTCTTTGGCTTAGCACCAGCTGTAGGGCTGGCGTACAGGGCAGCTTGATCAGAATATTGAGTAGCCATAGTTCTTCCTTAAGTTTAAGCGACGGGTGCGCACTTGATGATGACAACGCCTTTTTCTTGCGTGCGTGAAGCAGCAAAAGAAGCGCGACCAAAAACCTGCCAAGCGTAGTTCTTGTTAGGCATGATATCGACGTGGGTTTCAAGTGCTTTCATTTGACCGAAAAGGGCATAGGGCTTGGCGAAGGCAATGATTTGGTCGTTGCCATCAGCATCTTTTGGAATGCGCTCGGTCAATACAAAGTTGAAGCCTGAGTAACCGCCAACGCCACCTTCGTACAGACCTCTGGTGATGTTGTAATTAGCATCACTGACAGCTTGCTGTTCAATAAAAGCAGACATTTGTGCAGCATTCAGGAATAAAGTGCGCTTTTCATGTAAAGGCACTTGGTTCTGATTAAGGATACGAGCCGCAGCAGATGTTTTCTGTACGGTTAGCGGGGTTGCAGTTGTGCCGCCAGCGCCGTTATAGGTAACAGGAATTATTTGGCTAGATGGCATATTGATGACGGTACGGCCATCTTTGCCACCGTAATTTACCCCCAATAAACCTTGAACAATAGTGTCGTCCATTCTGTGCTGTAAGGCTGTGGCGACGGCTTTTGAATAGGGTCCATGGAAGTCACTGAGGGTTCGCCACTGATCGGGCTGGTCAAGCAATATAGTCACTTTCCAATCAGCAGGCACAATGGCACGCTTCAGGTGTAAAATTTCTTGATAAGTGGTGTCGTCATGGCGGACATCATCAGGCTCAGCAACGAGTGAACCGATTTGATTCCAGAACAATTGCTCTGCGCCCATGATGGTTTCGTGTGTGACGTGAGGAGCGAGTAGTGAACCTTCTTGACGCAAGAGGGTTTCAACACTGGTGCGGTACTGATTTTGGAACGCTGTGTTGATGGTAGGCACGTTTTGGTAGCCAACTTGTGACATGGTGTGTCTCCGAAAAGTTAATCCATTGGTTTTCCGGTTGCTTGTGTGGAAATGTCCACGACACCCTAAATCACGGTCTTACCCGGCCTGCCTACAGGCTTTTTTGACGTGCGCAGGACCTTACGGTTTGTCTGCTTTAGACTTAGTTCCACGTGGAACCGTAATGGCTTCCCCACAGGAACTTACGAAGTCGAACATGGCCCGGCTTAAGCTCAGAATTTCCTCGCTGGTCTGATTAGGCCGTGTCAGACTTAATTTGATACATTCTAGCGCTATGTCGGTGTATTGCATAGCTTAATCCGGGTAGGCCATGGCAAAGAGCTTGTCCCACTTAGCCTTCGAGGCACGGTAATCAGGATGTGAGGGCGAGAGCTTTTTAGTAAACTCTGGATCGGATTGCAGGCGGGCAATTTCTGAGACTGCTTGATCTTTACTTGGCCCCCAGGATTGCGAGCCGACCAAATCAACCCCTCTATCCTCAGCGCTGCGTTCAGCCATCTTAACTAAGAATTTGATGGTGTCGGGATCGTTGGCCATATCAGATTGGCTAAAGCGCTTCAAAAACTCATCACCCATTTCATTACGCAATAATTGCACCGCCGCTTTGAGCTTAACGGGTTTAGCTTCGCCAAATTCTTTATCTAAGGCTTGATTGGCTTCCCGCAATGTAGCTTCCGCTTGCTCACGTTGTGCCTTGGTTTGCGAATTCACTTGTTCCGCATAAGCACTGAATAACTCTTGCGCCTGCTTAGGGGTCACTTTTGCTTTGAAGGCTGTTTCTTTGAACCAATCCTCTTGCAGGTTATCGCGACTCAACTCTTCGGGCAGGGTAAAATTATATTGGCCTGCTTCTTTCGGCACGTTCATCGCGGTATGGAAGTGCTCAAGTTGCTCAGGGGTCATGTTTTCAAAGCGAGAGCCGATAAGTTTGTGCTGCTCGATGTAGGACTTAGCGAGGGCATTAGGATCGTTGAACGTCTTCAGATAAGGATTGTCTTGATACTCTGGAGCAAACTGTGCGCGCCAGTCAGAAGCATTGGCAGCCACGGCTGGAGCAGGTGCATCAGCTGGTGCAGGGTGATTCCCAGGCGCATTACCGCTTGAAGCCTCTGCAAAAAGTCCACCAAATTGCGGTTCAGCATTAGCATCCGACATTACATGTTCCTGTTTGTTGTTTGTGGGGTGGCGGGTATTAGTTCATCCATAGGCTTATGCACCAAGCTATGCAGATGCAGATACGCAAGGCGCAGACCCTCATTAAAACTGGTGGCGTGTGGGTCTTCTCGCCAGGTAGAGGCATTAAAGTGACAAAAGTCACTGAGATGCTCAAGCAAGATACGGCCATTGTCTGAGTCGAATAATGCTTTGGCGGCTTGTATAGTTTGTTGTTTCTTCTCAGTAGGCGTCAAATGCACCCCCCATTTCTGTTTCATGTTCTATATTTGCCACTTGCTCAGCCTGATTGAGCGCCATTTGCGCTTGCTCTGACTGTTGCTGTTGTTGAATCATTTGCGCTTCTGCTTCTACCTGCTCTTTCACCTCTTTATCATCACGGATAAAGCCTTTAGGCAGCGGGTAGTATTGTGCGTTGTGCTTCAAGATGACGTCTAAGTCCAGGCGGCGCATGACTGATTGCGGGTCGATTTGCATGACGGGTGCGACCGATTGCAGATAGTCATTAACTACATAAGCACTGACCATCTTTTGCGCTTGTGACAGCGGGCCTAAATAGTCTATGACCAAATCATAGCCATCTATCTCGGGCGGCATGGGTGGCAGCTCGCCAATTTCTTTTAATATCTGGTAAGTACGCATAATAATAGGGCCTGCGTACTCAGCTTCTAAGCGTGCATTCTGTGCTGCTTGCGCCCTAACATGCTCAAGCGCTCTTTGGCGTATTTCGGTTGCTGTCTTATCGGTATCGATGGGCTGATTGATTAAATCAGTACCAAAAGCGCCACGAATCATCTGCCGTTGTTGTTCACAGACCAAAATATTGGTGCTGTTGTCACCCCCCTGGGGCAGTGGCATGGCGCGTGGACGCCCTTGATTATCGAGGCCGCCAATAATGGTTTGGCCGGGCCTATTGTCAAAATTAAGAATGCCGTCATCAGCGACCAAAGTGCAGGGATTGGCTATCTTTTGCGCGGTATCAATGGTGGTCCACCAGAGGCCTTGCAACATACGCGTGTCGGGCATGCTGACTGTGGCAGCACTGTAGCCGTAAGCATCGCCTGGATTAACCATAGAGCGCGCGACAATGTAGGGCATTTCACGATAGCCGCTTTCTAGTATTTGGCTGTTATCGAGCAAGCAGATATAGGTGGAATAGTATTTGTTGGGGGTAGTGGCTTTACCGTAGAAACCTGAGTTATAGGACTTGTGAACAATGTGCAGGAAGTCGACTTTTTGATCTGGGCTTTTGTCTGCAATCTCTTGCAACTGGTCCGAAATGTTGTAATCAGCCCACATGTGCACGGCTTCATTGGCCATTAGCTGAAACTTGCGCTGCACCCAATGTATATGACCGTGACTGTCTTCCTCGATGAAGATTTCACGTAAAGGAATGGCTTGATAACGGATAGCTTCGCCGAGCGTATGACCGATATACATGCAACCCGTGCCATAACCTGCGATAGAAGACAGCACCTCATAATTAGCGGTGGCAAAACGGGTCTTGGTGCTTTGCAGACAAGAATAAATGCGGTCTGATGCGGTGGTCAGCCAATCACGGACGCGCGATATGCCCATCAAATCTTTATTCGTTGTGCGCCCGCTGTCATGGACCCGTTCTTGATGCTTAAACTTAAGCGTCAGGGCAAACCAGCGGTCAGTAGGATTGGTTAGACCGACAAATAGATGACTGGTATGCATTTGATGCGCTTGGCGGGCGGTGGAATCCACCACGAAAGGTTGTTTCTGTTCGCCGGGCACAATGTTGTAATCAAATCGTTGATGGCCTGGCATGACAAAAGTAGTGATATCTTCCCACATTGGTTGAAAATTACTGCGGGCGTTTTCTAGCTGACCCTGTTTCTTCACGTAACGGCCAGGTAATTCTTCGCGTTGCTGTTTCCGCGCTATCTCTCGGTCATTGCGTGAGCTTGAGGACTCATTCGGTAGTGCTTGCATCTAGCCCCCCAGCAAAGTTTTGACGGGGTTCTGAGTTGATTCATCAGCAAGGCTTAGGATGGTGCTAGCCCGGCCTTGTGCTTGACTACGCTTTTTACGCTGGGCCAAAGCTGCATTGTCGGCTTGAGCGTTATCGAGTATGGAGGGGGCGGGTCGAAATTCAGGGGCGGCGGGTGCACGACCACCGAGGATGCCGTTCAATAGACCGCCAGCGAGGCCGCCAACTACCTTTTTCACAGGTTTTAAGATTGCGCCCATACCATTCCTTAGTAGTTTGTAAAAGCCGTCCTCTGACTAGCTCGGCGTTTCAAGCTAGACAGCTCATCTATTGTGTACCGACCAGCAGTCAAAGGCAAGCCAAGGGCGAAATGACTGAAAGAGTCGAAAGCATGGTCATGGCCGCCGCGTTTATCTATCTGCGGTTTGCTTGCCCCTAAGCGTTCATCATAAGCCACTTTGAAGTAAGACAAATGATCAACACCCGCGGCACATTTCTTGGCATCAAATATACATTGCGGCACATATTCACGGGCCGCATTGATGCGATACAAGACACTGCCCCGGTCTAATGATTCCACACGAAAGCCTTGTGCACGCCAAGATTGCTCAATGCTGAGGTTCGAGCCACGTTCCCGGCTTGGCCCATCATGAGGCAGGATAAGCTTCTCGATGGAATAGCCCTTCGATCGAATTAGATTGGCGGTATGGGCAATACCTTCGTTACCTTCATAGTAGTCCAGCATACGCACCGCGTCACGAGTCTTTTGACCGAACCAAAGCACCTGATTCATGTCCACACCTAAGTCAAAAGAAACGTACACTGGGTAGGCCGGATTGTAAGTGACAGGACTCGTAATTCGGCCATCGTTCCAGGCTGCGGCCATCTCAGCACCCAAGAATGCGCCGACAATGGAGGCGTTAACATCAAGCTCCATCTCTTGGTTGTACATAGCATCGCCCATCTCACGGCGACGGGCTTCAAGCTCAGCCTGGCTAAATATATTGGTCTTACTTGCTGGAAAGCGCCAAGCAGTCCAATCAGGATCTGATATGGCACGCTGACCCAATTCCCAGAAAAAGTTTTTACCTTTGACGGTACCAATGAACATGGCGCGGCCAGGCTGACGACCTTTATCGTTGAGCATAGGGAAAACCACTTCACGCCAGAGGGCAGGGGGATGCTGCGCGCTTTCGTCCAGCACAACAGCGTCAAAGAATTGACCCTTGATGCGGTCTGGGTCAGTGCTGCCGAATAGCTTGATTTGCGCACCATTGGGAAAAGAAATAGTCAGGCGTGATTTGTTAATAGTGACGCCTGGAATGTTGCGAGTGAAATAGAGGAAGTAGGCCCAGGCAGCATCAAAAGCTTGTCCTAGCGTGGGACCAATGAATGCACCCTTAGGTTGCCAATTGGGGCAAGTGATAATCTCTTTGATAAGCCAATTGACCGCCATCAAAGTCTTGCCGCAGCGCCGATGCGCTTGCACATGGAGGAAGCGGGTGTAAGCTTCATGGACGGGTAGCATAAAGTCCCAGGGGGCGTACTCAATCGGGATAGTGCGCTCAGTGCTCAATGGTCATAGTCTCGCGCAAAAGCTTTTCTTCAGCCTTAGGCAAGCGGTCCTCCTCCAATAACTTATGACCGGTCTCTTGTGGCTGACCCCAATGCATGACGACAGGGCGGGTATCAATACCTTCTTTCGCTAGCATCTGTTTGGCCACATAAGCGTCGTTGTATTTCTGTGGTGAAAGCTTGGCGGCCATCCAGCGATAGCCATCCATAGCCACGCGAGCATTGGCGGCATTGACGTTCATATCAGCCCAGGTGGCATCAGCAATCTCAGCTACCTTATCAACATAGTATTCAGCCTGGATGGCGCGCGCTTTAGCGTACTTTAAAGCAAACTCCTCATCGGCTTGCAGATAACGATAGATGGTGCCTAGCGCTGGCATGTGGGTAAGCTGACAGATGGCGGCAACAGACTCGCCCATGCGTAGGCGGTCGAGGAATTCGTCTTCAAATTTTTGCGTGAACTTGGTCTTAGGTGAGTGTCTTCCCATGAATCATCCTTGAGTGATGGCTCGGCAGCTTAACTTAATACAGCCAGAGCGTACAATCTGAAGCGGGTGCAGTTCGATATGCAAGCGTCTGACTTGCGAGTCATTGTCGTACAGAAAACCCTGTAAGGCATCCAATAAGACCTTGGAATAATTATGGCCATCGCGTAGACGTTTGTCAGGCGGGCACAAGTCCATGGTGACAAATAACGGGCCCAGCATGGGGCGGATGCCTTGGATGACACAGTAAGCGGCGATACGGGCCTTGTACTCGCGTGCCTGCTTGCTCAAGACAACGCGGCCTGGAATAGAACGCCAGTAAGCATTACAGCTTGGCGGCCAGGGCAGCTCTAGGTGAACCAATTACGAAAGCCGGATTGGCGTGGGGGTGTTTTGCCGACAATCCTAAGGTTGGTTAGATTCAGTATTTGAGCAAAACGCAACAATTCCGCTCGCGTTCCCGAGCAGCTTGCTGAAAAGTACATACCAGGCTTGTCTTTGAGTTCGCCCACAATGCGGAACCATTTCTTTTCCATTCTGCTTCCCTGATATACTGCCTGTGTTTATTTTGTCTCAAAAAGGATGGACATGGAAGCCCAAACTAAAACACGCAGTATTGGCACGCAGACCGAAGGTTATGCTGAGCCGTTGGCCCAGAACTTCATCAATGTTCGCCTTAATCGATGTGCTCACCCCATCATCCACTACCTTAACCCGCCCGGACCGACGCCGCACAACACCCCTGAAGTCGTAAACAAAGGACTGTTTTATGGACAAGTTGCCGACAGGCCCAAAGCCAAGCCCAAAATATAAGTTCTCTGACACCATCAATCAGGCGGTCGCTCGCCCCTCACACCACGGCTTTCGCGATGGCAAAATGCTGGAATATTTGTTGCAAGCAAGCAGCAGCACAACCTCGCCCGACAATCGCAGCCCTGTAGATAGCCCAAAAGCCACTGGCCATTCCCGTCAGGCATCGCTCATTCCTGGCACTCCGCGCACCCCAGAAGTGGTCTACAGCGAGGTTTTTCAATTCCGACCGGAAAGTGACTCGAAGATAGAAATTGAGCATCGTGGCTCGAAGATGTTTTTAAAAACGCAGGGCATGGAATTGCGTGACTTGGAGATGAAGCCAGCACCTGGGGGGTGGGTGTTCAGTGCGCGCATGGTCAATGAATCGCGGGCCAATACCCCTGCAGTTAGCCCTAACATGAAGCCACGTACTATGCGTCAAAATAGTGTGTCTGCTTCACCAAAAAGGGCAGACCATGCAAAACCCTGGAAGTAATGATGAGGTGTTGCGACAACAAGCGGCTCAGATGGCAGAGTATGTTGCCAGTCTGGATAGGATGTCGACGGAGGAACGCTACAATCATCAGAGCCGTGAAATCCGCAATGAAGCCCGCGCCGATTATCGAGCCAGCCTCTATCGGCAAGATGTTAGTCGGGAGCTTATACCGCGGCTCATGCGTCCGCCTAGGCCTGATGTCCGCTATATCGAGCAACACTTAAACTTTTCACTTTATCGCCGCTTACGGGCAGATGAGGCTATTGAGATACGGCATAACGAGCGTCGGGTAGATTTTGGTGATGGCTCAGGCTATATCAGCATCGATGCACGGAATGTTGACTTAGCTGATGTGACTTTAAACATACAAAGCCCGCAGAACAATTGGGCTATTCGCATTGGTGGCAACAACGTGCCAGTGCCTAACGAGCCTACAACGCCCCCCTCGGAGAGTCAGGCGTCAGGCGGACAACCGGCGCCAAATGTCCGCCTACAGAAGCATCGACGCGTCTAAGATTTTTTTTTGTGAAAGATGGCGGAAATGCTGTCGCCCATCTCTTTAAACAGCTCTAAGACCTCAGGGCCTAGCTTTACTAAATCGGTCAGCACCTTAACGGAACTGGTGGCAATCACTGGAATATTGCTGGTCGCAGCACCGGCAGCAAGGGTGGCAGCATCAGCGGTGGCATTAACTAAATCACCGACTGCTTCATTGTTGATGGGGGAGGCATCGAGCGCGACAGCCACGGCATGGGCGGTATCCGATACTTGAGTGGCTGAAGATTGTACATCAGACATAGCGACTTCCTTGTTTAAGATATGATGAGAGATCAGTATGTGCTCAAGGAGCGGCTATGGTCAATTTCACCTCCCTCATCGGTCTTGTCTTCCAATATCCAGCTAAGGAAATCATTAAGGATGTGGGCGCGCTCAGGCATATGCATAAGCCTTACCGCAATATCTGGCGACTGATGTGCGCCAGTGTTGGCTCTGTCTTGGGCGGTACTGTACCCACATTGATTGAGCCCAACCTGTCTATCTGGCTGGCTGAGATAATGGAGAAATTCTTTCAAATCAGCACTGGCCCGTCATTCATCACCGGTAACCTGATTGCTGTCTGGCTCGGCATTAGCAGCGGCCTGCTTGTCGGCAAGTACAGTGCTCAGGGCTATTACTATCTCCGCTACCGCGACACCAACAGCGCCCATCTGCTGTATCCGAGCGAGATGACCCACTTGCTGAACCTGTATCAACCTTTAGCGCATAAAACCAGTGTTGCGGAGGATGTTACGGCCGCCCGTAAAATTCAAGCCATCTTCTTTCATTTGGTGGCTAAGATTCGGGCAGAGAAAGCAGGGAGCAAGGTCAGTCCGATTGACCCCATTGCAGCTGAATGGACTAAGGCGCATTACAAGTCGATATTGATGGAATTTAGACGGGGAAACCAAGACCCCTATGACTTCTATGTACGGCTCAGCCATACCAAAGAGCGTTTTATACAACTAAAGCTGGAAGCCCGCATCAGTGCACTGGACAATTTACTGACACCGGGGCCAGAGCTCGGACCTCGTCAGCATTCGACAGAAATGAGTCACCGCAATAGTCCGTCACAGAGCTTTAACTTCCGGACTATTGTGCCGAGGCGACCTAGAGAGCGCCAGAATCAGAGTATTAGCTTAACTGAAGTGCAGGCACGCGACCGCAAGTTAGGGCGTTATTTGACGCAGTTTACGGGTGATAAGGGGGACGTCCGGCCCGCAACTGAGGTGCGCGCCTTGAAAGATAAGCTGATGGCTCAGGTGAATGAGTCGCGCGCTGAGGTGAAGTTGGTACCGCCGCCGTTAGAGGCGATTGTCGACCAATCTTTGTTGCATCCGCCCGAACCTGTGCTAGGCCTTCAACTCCCCTGGAACGTTTGAGCGGGCTTAGATGCTTGCCTAGATGACGCAGACAGGCGATATGAAGCGCTCTGGGACCTGGCTTGTACTCAGCATTATAGAGATAGAGGGTTTCATCAATGGCGCTTAAGTCACGACTGAGTTTGCCATGGTCATGAGGTTTGTCACTCAATAGGCTGGCTGCTATCTCTAGCAGGGTCTCCAGGCAAACTTGTTGTGCTATCTCGCTGTCGATTTGGTTCATAGCATGCTTCAATCCATTGTAGCTCGGCTGCATAGGTCTGCTCGACGATAGCACGAGTTGCGGGTTCTTGCAGGATCAGGGCTTCTTGATAGCGGCGATTGCAATCTTGTAGGGCGCTGAGGTGGTCTAGATCAGTCACCCGAATTTTATTCTTGCGCAGCCACCACTCGAATTGTGCAAACTCTCGACGCCAAGCATCTCCGCCCTGGATAGGTGGCCTGTGCTGATGTTTGATTATTATCGTAGGCTTGCCTTGCGTCTTGCACCAGCAATTAGGCTGCTTACACTTGGCTTGATGTTCGCTCAATGTACCCCCTCCGCTTTCATCTTTTTCAACACGCTCAACAGCTCTTCATCAGCGCGCCTAGTATGCACGTCATGCGCAAAAGCATCATCGACAACGGAACGAGTCAGGCGGCTCAAGAATAAGTCTTTGTGACGCTTAAGCAGGGCATCTACTTCACTCTGCCGATGCTCAAGGCCTTTGATGATGAATCTTGCCAATGTTACAGCTCGAATTCTTCAAGGGGTTTGAGAGGTGTGAAGTCAGTAAATTTAACTTTGTGGTTCGGCTCGTCTGCCCAACGTCCTACAAATTGTTCACTATGTGCCATCAGGCGCTCGGCTTGTCTTCTATATAGATCAAGATGTTCTGCTTCAAAGCCTGAATGTATGGGACCTGCTAAGCGGTCTAATAGTTCTACTTGATCTGGGCCGCACTTATGCCTAACTGCATAGCGGATTTTATAAGCTTCAAGCTCGCAGCCTGTGCATTCTAAGCGTTCGCTTGTCATTCAGTTGTATCTCTCTTTCAAGGCTTGGGTAAGTTGGGCTGAGGGCGGACAGCATCAAACAGCATAGCTGACACGCCGGTAATTAAACCTGTCGCACACACTGCAATAGTTGCTCGGTGACGCTCGAAGTAAGGCTCAAGCCCTTCCCTGAAATCGCCTTTCAGCAAGCAGATACCAGCGCCGATACCCATTGCTGTAGTGGTAGCAATGGCCCAAGCATCAGAGCCTATGGCTTGATAGCGCTCAGCGAAAGCGATGGCACGGTTACAAAGCTCAGGATTAATTTCAGTCATCATCTTCCTCATACATGAGGTTAAACGGGTGTTTGCAACCGTAGTCGCCGGTTTGGCCAAAGTTGTCTAGCCACGTTGAGCAACGCACATAAAAACATCTAATATATTGCAAAATATTTTTCATCTAAGTCCAGCACCTGAACTGATGCATATACAATTGTTGCACAGCTAACTTTTTACAATTATACTGCACCTGTCCTAAAGTCACAACCTAAATGGTGTAGCCGCGCAATGCAAATACATAGGTCTTATAAGTATAGATTAAAGTTAAAGCCTAAACATAGTGCATTGTTTAATGAATATGCTGGCATTTGCCGCTTTGTTTGGAACAAGTTTCTAGCGTTGAATCTTAAAAGATTGGCAGACAGACAATTAATTTTGCGCTTCTATGAGATGAGCTTTTGGGTAACATTATGGAAAAAATCTGACGAGTATAGTTTTCTCAAAATTTGCCCGAGACAACTTTTGACAAATAAGCTACGAGATATGGATAAAGCATTTAGGCTCGCTTTTGATAAAAGTCGTCCAAGTATGCATATACCGAAGTTCAAGAAAAAGTTCCAATGTGAGCGCCTGCAATTTACGCAAAACATCAAAGTAAGTCACGATCAAGTTTATCTGACTGGCATAGGTTGGTTAAAATTCAGGAAAAGCCGAGATATCGTTGGCACACCTAATTGCATTCATGTGTCGCGCAAAGGAAAACACTGGTACGTCTCTATACAAACCATATACGAAAAGTCAACACCTATACATAGCTCTAAGTCCATGGTGGGTATTGATGTGGGTGTGGTTAACTTTATCACCTTATCTACGGGGGAGACAGTTAAGTCTATAAGCGCGTACAAGCATAACAAAACTGCGCTGGCAAAGGCACAACGAGACTTGGCTAGGAAAGTCAAACGCTCTAATAATTATTATAAACAGATCTTAGTCATACAAAAATTGCATGAGAAGATTGCAAACACTCGTAAAGATTTCATTCACAAATGTACAAACAATATTAGCAAGAACCACGCAATAGTTGTTTTGGAAGATTTGCGAATTCGAAATATGACACGCAGCGCTACCGGCACACTGGAAAAGCCGGGCTCAAATGTTCAAGCTAAAAAAGGCCTGAATAGGTCTATTTTAGATCAAGGCTGGGCTGAACTAGGCCGGCAATTGGAATATAAACAACATCAAGCTGGTGGTGAGGTACTGTATGTTGATGCACGCTATACCAGTCAAACTTGTCCTAATTGTTTGCATGTAAGTGCGGATAACAGGAAATCTCGCAACGCTTTTGTTTGCGTTGAATGTAATCACAATGGGCCTGCCGATGTAGTTGCCGCTGTGAACATAAAAAGGGCAGGGCATGCCCGGCTAGCCTGTGGAGATATCGACTCCGTTAGGGGTCGAGCCCAGGAACCACTTCTAGCAGCGTACGCGCTTAACTAGTAAAATCTAGCTCGGTTTGAGCTAGAGGATGCCAAGTACTGCATTCCGAGATTGCAGCATTATTGAAATAAGTATTGGAGACCTAGATGCGCGCCTAAATGCGCTTTAGCTTTAAGACCGGACGCTTGTAAACCAATAGCAGGAGTATAAGTCATGCTTCCACGTAATTTCAGATTTTCGTTGAAGCTCGTTTGTAAACCTACCAAAAAATTAGGCGCTAACTTTTGATGCGCTACTCGCAAATTGCCTTGCGTCGCCTTCAATTTTAAATGCGAAACACCAGCACCAACTAAGAAGTCCGTTCGCTCATCTATTGGCATATTACCCACAGCTCTTAGATCTATCTTACGTGTGAACTGTATTTTTTTTAAAGCTGCTCGACTCGGATGCAAAATTGCTTGCATCAGGGACATGTCGCCTGTGCTGTTTTCAGTTGCCACCGCTTTGTGACCCTTGATGTTCATACCTAGCTCTATGCCGAGCTTAGGGGCCACCATTAAGCCAAGATAAGCATAAGGTTTGATAGCCCTCGGCTTTGCATTTGAGCCATTAATAGAATGCTTGGTCCAGTGCGCATCTACCCCCACATAAGGCGCAACCTCAAAGCTGCCAGAGGGGCATGGAGCCGCATGACTCATGGCAATAGGCAGCAAAGATATCAAGCAAGCGCGCTGAAGTATTTTCATGAGATCAACCTTGTGTGGGATAGATACAAATTGAGTGTAGCTGAAATCATAACTCAAGCGCAAAAAAAAGCCCCGGACTGTGGGGCCAGGGCCAAATGCAAAGAGTCATTACAAATCATAGCAGGCCTTAAGCTTAGCCTTTGTACTTGCTGAAGTCCAATTTTCGCATCGGTTTATTGACCTCTTCCACTAGCTCATCCGGTGGCTCAGTTCCGTCAGGCAGCGTGCCGTCAGTAATCTGTCGTGTCATCTGCGGTGGCGTGAAGCTCAGCAATATCTCCGGCAAGTTAAAACCTTGCGCGGGTACTTGCCCAGCAACAGGGGTGTTGTAGACAGACTCAGGAGCAGGACTTACTTGCTGCTCTGTCGAAAACGCACTGTGAGCCGTTTCTGACGCTTTTTGCTCCACCTGGGGTAATTCATCCTCGTAGACAATTGAGACCCCTTGTAGCTTCATAGCGGCGACTTTACGAGGCTTTACAAAGCTTGGGTCTGATTGTGTTGGCCGGAGACACTCATAGAGCTCGATTTGACGTTTGTAATCTTCAAGGACTGCCGCGCTGCGCTCTGACAATTGCCGGGTTTCAATTGAGAGCAAAGGGCCTGTCCGTCTAGGTCTGACAATCGGGGTGTCAATGTGCGTTTTATGCTTGTCCATGATTGGCTGCCCTCCTTGGCTTATCTGCCGTCCATGGACATTATATCTCAGAATCAAAATCTCAGTTTTAGCTTCTTGCATATACAAGTGTTGCGTAACTAACTGCATTTATTTACTATCTCCCCATGCTTGCAAAAGCATCTACCGGGGGGCACTCGGAAAGTTTACGCTTGGGAGATATCACACGTCGTTGGACGGTGAGCCCAGGAATCAACCCAGTAGTCTTAGGCTGAATTGGGAACCCTCTAAGCTAGTGGGGGGGAATGTCAAATCTCAAGTAAAGTTAGTTAGGTTTACGATTGTGGTACTACTAATAAGCTAGCTGCCTTTATGTCATTGTTTGTGAGTTTCGATAGGAATACCGAGAAATCGCATGTGTTCATGATCTTGCGACAAAGTATCGTCACGATATTTTTTATAATCTGACTCTTTCAATTTCGTGTGCACCGCGACTTTAGCCATTCCAGCACGCAATAATGCTAAACAATCAATCCCTTTCTGCTTCCGTGCCGATTTGTACTCGTCGCTGACGCCTAAAAGCTTAGGAGCAAATTGCTCAGGCACGGCGTAATCAGAACGGTTCTCGGATGATGGTATAAGTTCACCGCATAACTCACGAACCTGCATAGGTGAGGGCAACCAATCTTTGTACTTGGTCACGCCTTCCAAAATGGCTGCCACGCCATTGCAGATATAACGCGCTTTTAAACCACCGACGGCTAACATATAGGGCCGTGCTACCGCTTCCTGTGCTTCACGCACAATTTCATCTATTTGGTTTTGATCTTTAACATGGTCTGGAATATGAACTTCTGGATAAACCTTGGCCGAGCCTAAGCCATCAGCGAAGGCGTTAAGGCAAAAGACCATGAAGCGCATACGGTCTTCGAGTAAATGCTCACGAAAAAGAATGTTATTAGGGGCGCTGGCCGTGTGATGCAGCATGGCTGCGCAGTTCGGGTCGTGATACAAGTCGTTCAATAAATCCGAACGGTATCTCATAACGCTTCCCCATCGTAGACATTACCCTCCTCAATCCTCGGCGGCGCAACTGGCTTCACACTGGCTCTTGGACTAACGCGGCGAATTGCTTGCATCTGTTTGTATTGCTTAGTGACGGCGGTAGTTCTTCCTCCAGCTTGGTTGCTTTTGGTTTTGGCCATGGCTTGTAGTTCACTATCTGACAAAACCGGCAGGACAAACTTTTTATTGAACAGGTAATTGCTAGCAAACAAAGGTAAGCGAGGAATGAACACACCAAGCGTTTTAGCTTTTGCATGCATAGCGGTATGAGCTGACAACTTATCAATTAAGGCTTGCAAGCTTATCTTTTTCAGAATCCGATGCAGATGTTTGCCGACTCGGTGATCTTCATCAGGCGCTTTTTCTGGATAGCGTTCGATGAATAGCTGTTCCGCATCTTGTTTGCTAAGCCGTCTACCTTCCCAAAGATAGTGATCGTTGTGAGGAACCATCTCCGCCCCCTGGGGGGTAGGGGGGTGTTTACTCTCGTTATTTGTTTTGCTTTTGTTATTACTTACTCTTGTTAGTGTGTGATTTTCCGTATCCGGTACTTCCGCATGCGGTAAAGTGCGATCCGGTGACAACTGAGGCAGCAGTAAGGCCGCGAGTTCTGGCGTCTCAAAAACAAAGGTATCGTATTCTTTAAATCTTCCCTTGCTGCTGCGCTTTTGTTGACGATATACATAGCCAGCTGACTCTAGCTCTTTCAGCCCCGTACGCAGTGAATGAATGCCATCTTTAGAACGGCTGGCTATTTCCTGTAAGTTAACGTTCCAAGTTGTTACATTATCTAGCAGAACTAATAATATGCCCTTGGCCTTCCAAGTGAGGTTCGGATCATTCGCTGTTTCTCGATGCAGCTTGGCAAAAGTGTCTCGCGAATATTTGAAAATATGCATGCCGGCAGGATTGTCGCGAAGGTGCTTTAGAAAATAAGCAACCTGCTCCTCAGCCGTAAGCTCACGACTGTTCGCCTTATCTATAGTCATCATATGTTCCTTTTCCTAAAGATTAGCTGGGTGACTAAAGCTAAATCTCAGACGTAAAAAATCCTTCCCGAGCCGTTAAGCTTGAGAATTGCTGGATGTCCAATCTCGGGTCTTGTAGTGTATATGCAGCAGGCCAACTAACAAATAACAGTTGACTGCCTGGGGGGAGTTGTTGTTATGATCTGGAATCATATAGACCTCCTGTAAAGGTTTGTATGTCATCTCATAGTCCTGTTAGAGAGGTTTATGGGTGTCGCGCATAGAGCTGGTAACTCTTGTGCGGAACAGTTTGTCATACAGACTAGCCCGGATTGTAGGCCGGGCTTAGTCTAGGACTGTCGATGAGTCTAACAGGCGCCGTCTATTTGATCTAGGTTTTCAGCCATAATGTGCCTCTTCCAATTCTGCATCAGTCAATCTGGTACGCCACTTATGATCTACTTGATCAATAATTTCTTCAAAATCTTCAATTTTATAAATTCCATTTGCACGCGGCAAAAGCAGCATCAAAACTGATGTCATGCGTGGCCAATCATCTTCCACAAGATTATCCAGATCAATTCTACCGACTTTCTCAAACAAAGCTTTAAGCTCATGCACCCGTCTGAAGCTTGTAAGAGTTGAGGTATCTTCACGCATTTGATCCATCAAAGTGTCTAGTTCATTTTTCTTTGTCATATCATTCTTTTCCTTTGTTCGCGGTAATAGCTTTCAATTTTACCACTTTGGGTTTTTTTTTTGCACTTCCAGTGCCTGGCACAGTCAACACTTGTTCAAGATGTGCGCGTTTCTCATCATCTGTTAAGTGTTGCTTATTGATGTGCATGAAATAGTCACTTTCTGCAATTAAGTCTAAATGCCTGAATAAGTGCTCATTGAAGGAGTCACTATGTGCGTTGATCAACGCCCGCATAAAGCGGAAGGATTGATAGGCCATAGGGGCCATGGGATCTAAATGTTCTTCCATCTTGCGTAGTTCTTCTTCTATGAACAACCGTTTATCATATTTCATCTATTTGTCCTTAGCATACCGCTGCTCTAAATCACCGATAACCAGATCTAAGTTCTCTCGCTCTTCATCTGTTTTGCAATGCTGTAGTAACAATAAGATTGTCGACGTCAATCGTGGCCACTCCTCTGGACCTATTGCATTCAAATCGACCCGTGCGTACCCACCCACTAACGCTTTAGCGCCTTTGATGCGTTCGGCTGAAGTCATGGCTGCTAGCTGCTTAAAGTCAGCAGCAACTTTCATATCAAAGCTTTTTCTTACAGCAATCATCTCTGCTGTTATCTCCTCAGACGTCTTACTCATATATATCTCCTTATTTCTGTATTGTTTCATCCCGCTCAACAAGTGCCGCATACTCCGCATCAGACACACGGTCTATCTCTGCTATCTCATCAGCCGTTAGACGCGTCTTAACATAGTCTCGGAATGTACGCTCCGGTTTGTCACTCATCTAATCTTCCTTCTTTGCGTAAATAATTCATCCAATCATCTACTGACATATCTTTGCGCAGCTCAAGATCTCTTTCATGCTGTAACATCCGGGCCGAAAGGCGCGCCTGATGTCGTTTTTCTTTCAAATGATCATAAAAAAGGTACGCTGCGCCTACAAGAACGACAAATGTTGCTATGGCCAATAAAGATAAACACAGAAATCCTAATTCATACAAACCTGTCCAAAATTTGTATTTAGTAAGCTCATACGCTAAAGCTTTGGTGCAGCCGGGTATGTCCTGCAATGCTTTTTCTAAAGCCTGTTCCAGCATTTACTACTCCTGCCGTGACGCTAGAATACGTTTTGAAATGCTGTCTTTATCCAGTCCGGAAATGACACGACGCACACGACAAGCATGTCCACAAGCAGCCAAGCAAGTCTTGCTTTTATAATCAAAAAGAACAGTGGCAGTATGCCGACTTCAGTTATTTGATCTAAATTCATGGCTTGCCCTCATCTCGTTAATTTATGCATAAGCTGGCTCAATTCATCCATTGTTAAGCGCAACACAAAACTGGGCGGATTGCTTGACAAATCAAGCTTGAGATTTAAACTTTCAGCATTCAAGGTGCCTGAATTAATTAAACCTTTTGGCTTATCTTTTCTAAAATATTTACCCTTTCCAGCTTTTTCTAAGCCTTTTTCCGTCACAATTCGATAAAAATTTTTAGAAAACCAACCGTGCTTTTCCAGCAACACCTTCACCGGTTGTTTGCGTTCTAAATATTCTAGATATACATCGTCAAAATCTGTCTTTTGCATAGTGGTCCTCTTATTGTATTCTGATGGGTTACGCTGCCAATTCAGCATTCCCCGATAGTGTAATGCCTGATAACTATTGGCATACGGTACTGCTCTTGTTTGTACGATAGCGCTTAAGCTCTGACCTCTTTGATAATCTGCTATGACGCCAAATCGCTCAGGTAAAAGCTCACTCATCTTGCCATTCATCTTCGTTGATCAGGGTCTTAACATTAAACTTGTACATGTCACTTACTAAAACGCCTGCAACATCTAACTTAGGTAAAATATCAATTTCCAAACGATAAGATTTACCAATAACAAACCCTCTTGTTCCAGTCGCCATAATGTAATTTACACACGCGTTAGTTAATTTGTCCTCTTCCTCTGCAAATCGTCGTAATTGCACTATTTTCATAATTTATCCCTTATACCTTATATACACACATAATAATTTCCAACTTCCAGCCAGCCCAACTAACCCTACAATGACCCACAACAGCACATGTACTTGGCTCTCACTCAAGGGATAGCGGTAACGTGCGTACAGGCGGCTTAAACGGCTTCTTAAACTTTGCATCTAAATACTCTCTTAAACTTTTATCACCCTGCATGAAACCGTCTAACACAAAATCAGTGAGTGCTACATCAACAATATCTAAATCATCCAAGCTCTTGACCGCCCGGTAAGCAACCCTTTTTTTCATCCATCTCCTCCTTAATCTCCAAGCACATCGTTTAATACGGCTTTGGCATCCGCTATTCTGTCTTGCTCAAGCAAATACAACACAAATTCCAGCTTGACACGCAACATCGTCAGTAATTCAGCAACATCAGCCCGCATCTACAGACATTCGCTGTAACTCAAGCAGGTCTTCCAACATACGTGCCCGCTGGTTTAAGTTAAACTGGCCCATCATGCCCGCTATTTCACCGACTATCATGGCGTGTCGCTCTAAACTGATGGGTTGTTTGCGCACGTTGCCATAAATCCATTCAGCTAAACAGCGGCCAGCTATGTAACTTTTTACTTTTTCAGCGCTATTTTTTCTCATTCATTTCTTCCCGTAATTGTTGTGTGAAATATATGATCGCCTGTCTGAACAATACACTCTTAGCTACACCCTTTTTATTAGCCAATCGCTCTAAGAAAACGTGGTCTTTTTGGGGCGCCTTGAAGTTAAATACTTGCATTGGTTCATCATTGCCTAAGTTGGCTACAAAATTTGTTAAAAGTTTCATCGGTTCTCTCTTGCTTCTGGAAATAAGCCATGTTAATGTTATAACCATACTAAGTCAATACGGAAGTTCAAATGAATGATTATTTATATGGTCCAACTGTGGAAGATGGCCTCAAGGCACTCATTTTTAGCACTAAGCACATGCTCGAAATCATGGAGCTGGTTGATATCGGGATGTTTGATGGAGATCACAACATGGCTAAGCTTAGACTTCAGCTGGAAGAGTCGAAGCCTTTGCTCGAATATCGCTTGAGCAAGCTGCAAGAATAAGGGGGGGCACTATGTACAAATCAGAGAAAATTGGCCAGCTTGCTAAAGCTTTATCAGCCTTACAGGGAGAGCTTGAAGACGTAGCCCGGACGACTACGGGTTACGGCTATAAGTATGCAGATCTTAGCAGTGTCGTATATAACACCCGCCCCCTTTTGGCTAAACACGGTTTGGCCATCAGTCAGTTAGTGGAGAAGATTGACGGCGAGACAGGCATTACCACTATTCTGCTACATGAAAGTGATGAATTTATTAGCTCATTCTATGGGCTAACAATCACACAAGAGATGTCGCCAAAATCGCGTGATGGTGCCTATAAGATGAATATCTTTCAAGTTGCGGGCAGCTCTCTGACTTATTTTCGTCGTTATGGCTGGTGTGCTATTTTGGGATTGGCACAAGTTGACGATGATGCAGCCTTAAAAGAACCGATAAGCAAACCTACTTTTAACGATGTCACACTCAATACAATGCTTCATGATGGCATACTGGAATACATGAAACGCGCGGATATCAAAGCTTATGTCGACAAAGGATTCGCAGAACATAATTTAAGCTTAGATAAATTGAGCTTGAAAGCAAAGTCACAATTGTTTACAAAGATTAAGGAGAGTTTTGATGTCACTGCTAAATGAAGGGCCCGCGGACTACCGCATAGTTGAGCTTGGGCCTTATACCAGCAAGGCAGGTAATGCCAGCATTAAAGCGGTATTAGAGGCGACACAGAGAGGTAATAGCGTCAAAATATTTGAGTACCTAACTGGAAAGAGGAGTAGAACAATTCATGAAATGTTTGTAAGCTTAGGTCGTGCACCGGACCCCGACTTCCTTTCTAGAAAGACCTTCGACGATTATATCGGAGCCACTGGCAGAGCTATAGTAAATGTCGAGCTCGGGACCGAAATACCCGACAAGCCCGGTGAAAACTATCCCGACAAGAATAGGATCAAAAAGTTTCTCGCTCAGGAACCTGGTTACAAAGACAAAGCGCCAGAGCCTATCGAGACTAAGTATCCGCCCGTTGATTTTAAAGATACTTACTATCAGTCAGAACGCTATCGGTTTCCGCACGGCACGCCGACAGAGCGCTTCGATGCTAAAGACGACATAGATTTACCATTTTAAGGAAGAAATGATGAACATCAGCAAAGAGCAGATAGAGTCATGGGCCAGCCAATTAGATGCAGGGATGTTGTTAAGTGAAAAAAATCACGACCTAGTTACAAGTAAATTGATTGGGCAGGTCAGGGCTGAGTTGCTTGGCCTATTGGCGCAAGCTAAGATAGAAGCTGCTTGAAGAAATGGATTTTGCTCATGTCGCTGGAATGCTTCGTCTTAGGTATCATACTTAGATACTACATCAAGCCATTCTTAGATGCTGATTGTCAGCAAAACATTTTGAAATTCCCAAGATTTCTGTAAGTTGAGGTTCTTATGAACGACCATGCGTGGTTGTGGATTTTGCTGCCTTGTATTTTTGTGGCTTTGGCTGGTTTAGGTATCAGGTTGATGCTCGGGGTCTGATATTGCTTTGCATATACGAAGTTTGGTATGCTTTGGCATGGCTAAACCGATATACACTGATGAGCAGGTGATTGAAATGCTCAAGAGTTCTAAATCAACCTCAGAGTTAGCTCGCGAGTATGGTGTCAAAATGCCTACAATTGCTCGGATAAAAGCAAAAGGCTACCCGCACATATGTAGAGAGACCTACCGAATACTCGATAAAGAAGAAGTTATTAAGCGCAAAATTGTTTCACGGCTTACAAAAACAGACACCTGCTGGCTTTACAGTCCGATCACACACAAGAGCGGCTACGGTAACTATGGCCCGAACTTCAGGCTTATACATCGCATGATGTACGAGTGGTTCGTTGGCCCGATACCCAAAGGTATGCATGTGCTGCACAAATGTGACGTGCGCGCGTGCGGCAACCCTGACCACCTCATGCTAGGTACGCATCTAGACAATATGCGAGATCGCCAACAAAAAAACAGACAATGCACAGGTATCACTCATAGCTTCGCCAAATTAACTGAGCAACAAGTAGCCGAGATACGCTTGTCGCCTGATCACTACAAAGATCTTGCCAAGCGTTACGGTATTAGCCAAGTCAATGTTTCGAGCATAAAAAGAGGCTTAACTTGGAAGCAATTCGGGGCAACGGTTGGTAAGAATGAAAAGGCGCGCCAATCTGGAATAGGAGAGAAACATCCTAATTCCCAACTGACCAATGCGCAGGCAAAAGATATTTATACAAGCAGTCTGCCTACGGGTAAGTTAGCAGCCTTTTACGCAGTCTCACCAAGCATTATATACAACATCCGTTCCGGAAAGAATTATCGTAGTGCGACCGGGGCGCCGCCTAGAAAGCCTGGACCCGGTTCAGCCACCCCTTGAGATACATCTTCAACTTAGGCGTGCTTCCGGCTAAATAGATGTAGTATTTTGATAAAAAGTCTTTGTAAGTTGTTAGTAGCTTATCTATTGGTCGTGCATTTATAGCCCGGATTGTAAGTTGCCCCAAAATGCCGTCGGTGATAAGCAAGCTTCGGCCGCTCAACTCGTTTACCGCTTCTTGGATTAATACAACAGCTTTAGATTGTCCGATGTTAACTGCACTTGAGAATATAGCTGTGGCTATATGTTGATTAGCAACAAGTGATAAATGTAATGCGTCCCAAAAACAGACTTTGTATAAATTATCACGTTGCTCTGGCGTCATGACTTTAATGTCGTTTTCATCAATACCAGGCTTGCCGTCGAAATTGGCGTCCACCTTGCCCTCGTTGCGGAGGAATCTCAGGCTTATCCCCCAATGACTGACGCCGCCAGGGTCGTTTGGGTCATTTACAAGTACATTGCCTTCCTGTACTAGCACCAAACTCAACGCAGACTCAAAATCAGCCATCAATAACACTCACTATCTGCTGACCAGTGCACAAGAATTCCGTTAGCGCTGCCAGAGCCTGATTTAGCATTAGAACTTAAGTAAAAGTTTCTCTGCGTAGCATTGATTGGGTCTGCGGATCCTATCGTACTGTCCTGATAGGTTGAGCTGCCAGAACTCATGATAGAGTAACTTCCTTGCGTACCCGCTAATAAACTATAAGTCCGACACGTTGGTATTTTAGCTTTTGAAGCTTTGAATACTACCTGGCCAAAGGGACAGCTTGGCAGCGTATATACTGAATACGGCCATAGGAAGAACTCAGCAGCTGTTAATGTGTTAGCTGTACCTGGCGGCGTACTTTGTATGTAGGACGTCTCATAAAAAGGCTGACACTCAGTCATGGCACGATTATAACTTTGCCGCGTGATGGGATAGCTGACCTGACCCAAATCAAGCGTCACATCTTCTATTTGGAACCAGTCAGCCGCCCCCGCTGTCCCCGTGGGTGCGTAGAACCAATCAAACGCAATTTGTGTGGCAGTAGCAGGTACTGCAAAAGTCACGGTATAACGGCTACGATTGTTGCTTATGTTTATTGTTTGATCTGACTTGGTTTGAGTATTGCCGGCCACGGTAGGCAAAAGGTTAATGTCCGTGGTCGAGGTGCTAGAAAGCATTTCAACCGTGATGGCATTTAAGTTAGCTGAAAAATTAGCACCTGCAAAAGCAGTAAAGCCTAACGTGACAGTCTGTCCTATATAGGGTGCTGAGAGATCTTGATTTAAGTTCTGTCCAACCCCTAAAAGCTCGACACTTGTGCCAGCTGACGGACGGCCAACCTGCTGGCCAAACAAGTTATTGCTAGCACCCGCTACTTGCGAGACCTGCACGCTACCTGTCGTCCCGCCCGAGCCATTCGTCCATGCGTACCACCGGTCCAGGCCGTAAAAAGGCGCAGTGTTAATAAATGTTTTTCCGCGCTGCGAAACTTTCATTTCACCGTTAATAATTCCGTTATCCACAGACACGCGCGTATTATATTTGCCCGTACTCACTGCTTGCAGTTGAGAGAGGATGACCGGATCTAAACCCACCGTCGGCACAGAGTTGCCATTAGCGACCGTAATTTGTCCAGCCGTACCATTGACCTGGCTGATATTGGCGACGGTCGGCTGTACCGCATCAATCTTAGCTAGTAGCGTTGCATCAAGACTTATAGTCGGTGTGGTGGTTGCATTGGCCACATCAATTTGCCCTGGCGTGCCCGCTACTTGCGATACACCCGTAATCACCCCTGCGTAACTTCCGGTGACTGTAATAGCGCTTGTCATGGCTTAAATCCTTTTAAGTAGTGGGTTCTGGCTCTGGTGCTGGCTCTGGGGTAATTTTGACATCATCATTGGGGTCGTATGTGTCACCATATTTATAGACACCCGCAACATAAGTTTGCGCCCATATGAGATAGGCTTGGTAGTCCGAATTTCCATCATCTTCCGGAATGACGGCTTGGTCAGAGGTGCGATAAATCTGCGGTGGCATCCAAAACATTGGCAACTTCATTATTTCGTACAGTGTAGCCATGACTTACCCCTAGTTGATTTCGTTATCCGCCGCCCATTGAAAGGCAACCGCGCCCCCGGTGGCTGAAAAGGATGAACTCATCTGTTGAATATTGAAGCCAGTTGAGCTTGCGCCAATCGGTGCAAATCCGCCACTTACGTTGCCCCCAGTATCCGTGACACTGTTAGGCGTGGCACTGGGTCCGCCGTATGTTTTCACGGTCGGGGTGTTGCGCATAGGAATACCAAAATGCACAGGCCCAACTACACCATACTGTGCCGAGCTTGTTACTGGATAAAACATAGCGCCGAGGGAATTAGTACTGCCTACCGGGTATATATAATTCCAGCTCTTGCGAAAGTAAGGCGCACATTGCACTAAGGAATCTTCGAAACTTTTACGCTGATAAGGCGTTGCTGCCGTGCCTTCCTCCAGCTGCACATCAAAGAATTCTATATAGTCGTTAGCAGTAGCCGCAGTGCCACTGCTGTTGCCAACTACGCGAATTGCCATTTGCGTCATGGTCGTGGGTATGACACTTGCTGTCGTATAAGTCACATATTGTGCTGTGGTTGTTAAGGTGCTTGGGTTAGTAATCTGGAAATTTGTTAAGCCGGTAAAACCGGTCGCCGGCTGTGAAACCTCAGTCGTCCCCGTACCATAATGCAAAGATGCCACGACCGCCGATGCTGCCGCAGTCGTGCCGGTATACGTCGAGCCTACGCGCACCCAAAAGCTTACAGTGACAAATTTTCCTTGCAAACCACGTGATTGGTTTTGGCTTAATGTCTGATAGTACAAACCTTGACTTTGATTGGTGCTGCCACTGGTGCGGTACATGCGCACCCCAGGGCTGCCATAGGGTCCAGCACTGCCAGCAGGTGCATAATTCCAAAATCCGTTAGCAGGCGTCTGCCAGCGGTCGTGATAATAATTATTAAGCGTCGTGCTGCTGAGCATCGCCGTTGTGTAAAAGCGCTGGTTGATTTGGAAATCACCATTGATCAAAGCATTTCGGCCATAAGCCGCGCCAGGAACGGTGGTGATTTGCTTCAGAATCGCCAAATTCGGCAAATTATCTGCATTAGAAATTGTCGCCATGTTCAAATCACCCCTGTTTTTAGACTAAGTTGAAGCTACCTTGAGTCGCAATGCTTGACCATTGTGTGGTTGAGCTTGCAATCAAAGTTAAAGCATCACCGGCATTTTGACTGACAGCATTACCCGCCGCAGCGCCACTAACATTACCAATCTGAATATTGACACTGCTGGGTGCTTGCACGGTGTAGCCGCCAGCGGTTCCCAGAACCATAATGGTCTGACCGACAGCGGTAGGCGTTGGCAGCGTCAAAGTGTTAGTGCCAGTCAAAACATAACCGTTACCGGCAGCCCCTGTCACCGCAGCCCCTGTACTAGTCCAGCTGGTACCCATAGCAGTCGCTGCAATGCTGATTGCGCCACTGGTGGAGGTGATGGTAATCCCGTTGCCGGCAGTCAGTGCGGCGGCGGTGGGCGCGGTAGTGGTGCTGGTACCAATCAATACTTGACCGGCAGCAAGACCGATGGACGTCGCATTAAATGCGTTGGTGCCGACAACTAACTGACCGGCGGCGAGGGTAAAATTTCTGTCAATGGCATTGGCTAAACTCATGATTTCTTCCTTAAATTACTGCTTCACATGTGAAATGGACCTC